TATAACCCACTCCAATGTGGTTATAATGAATTTTCTATATTAACAATTCATTATAACCAATTATTTTTCATTTGGTTGATAATGAACTGTATTTATTACAAAAATGCTAAAAATACCCAAGTGCTAATTCTCCTTCCGTTTTAAGTGTTAAAACTTAGACGAAAATGGAGAAGTCAATTACAAATAATGAACAATTACCCATTTAAATTCCTCCTTGTTAAACCTAAAGTTATTTTAACACATAAATTGTGAATTAAACAGTGAATATTGTTCTGCAAAAGGGTAAAGATTGTGGAACAATTAAATAGATGTCTTAAGCTCAGATAGCAATCTGGGCTTTTTTGTCGTGCAAAACTTTATAAATTCATTTAGTTTTTTTATTTGCTAAGGGGGTGGTTATAATTAGAAAGCTAGAAATTTATAAACCAACAATCTTTAAAGCTGAACAATCTTACTACGATAAGGATGCTGCTGATATGGCAGTAAACTTTATAAGTTATTTAAAACATACAAAAGGTGAATGGTTTGGAAAAAACTTTGACTTGATAGATTGGCAGGAGCAGATTATTCGAGATGTATTTGGGACGATGAAGCCTAATGGCTATCGACAGTTTAATACTGCCTATATTGAGATAGCTAAGAAACAAGGAAAGTCAGAACTTGCCGCTGCGGTTGCCTTACTTTTAACATGTGGTGACTTTGAACATGGTGGAGAAGTATATGGATGTGCTGCGGATAGGCAACAAGCATCGATTGTATTTGACGTTGCAGTTGATATGGTGGAACAATCACCCGCACTTAAAGCACGATTTAAACCAGTCCTTTCACAAAAACGATTGATTTATAAACCTTTGGGGAGTTTCTATCAAGTGTTATCTGCGGAAGCTTATACAAAACATGGATTGAACGTCCATGGGGTAGTTTTTGATGAGTTACATGCACAACCGAACCGAAGGCTATACGATGTTATGACTCATGGTTCAGGGGACGCAAGGAAACAACCATTGTATTTCTTAATCACAACTGCAGGAAATGACCAACACTCGATTTGTTATGAAGTACATCAAAAAGCCAAAGATGTACTTGAGGGCAGAAAAGTAGATCCAACTTTTTATCCTGTCATATATGGTGCAGAGGAAGATGATGATTGGACGGATCCTGAAGTTTGGAAGAAGGCAAATCCATCACTAGGAATTACAGTAGATATTGAAAAGGTCGAACAAGCATGTGAAAGTGCCAAACAAAACCCAGCTGAGGAGAACTTGTTTAGGCAGTTACGATTGAATCAGTGGGTAAAACAATCTGTTAGATGGATGCCAATGGAAAAGTGGGACAGATGTGGTTTGCCAGTTGACCCTGAAAGTTTAATTGGTAGAGAGTGCTATGCGGGACTCGATTTATCATCGACAACAGATATAACCGCATTTGTCTTAATATTTCCACCAGAATATGAAGACGATAAATATGTGATTTTGCCTTACTTTTGGATGCCAGAAGAAAACATTAGACAACGTGTGGATAGGGACAGAGTACCTTATGATGTGTGGGAACAACAAGGGCATATGCAAACAACGGAAGGGAATGTTGTTCACTATGCTTATATTGAAAAGTTCATCGAAGAATTAGGAAAGAAATACAATATAAAGGAAATAGCATTTGACCGCTGGGGTGCTGTTCAGATGACGCAAAACCTCGAAGGATTAGGCTTTACGGTAGTTCCTTTTGGACAAGGTTTTAAAGATATGAGCCCATCATCAAAGGAATTAATGAAATTAACATTAGAAGAAAAACTTGCTCATGGTGGACACCCAGTTTTACGTTGGATGATGGATAACATTCATGTTCGAACGGATCCAGCTGGAAACATTAAACCTGACAAGGAAAAATCAACGGAAAAGATTGATGGTGCGGTGGCAACAATTATGGCACTCGACCGAGCGATAAGAAGAAGCGGAACAAGTGATTCCGTTTATGATGATAGAGGATTGATTGTGTTCTAACGTTGAGGAGGTGATGTTCATATGCGGTGGTTTACAAATTTATTTAAAGCAAGAGATAAACCACAAAACTATTCATTTGGGAGCAATTATAGTTTCTTCTTTGGAAATTCTAGTAGTGGAAAATCCGTTAATGAATTTACAGCAATGCAAATGACTGCAGTATATTCGTGTGTACGCATATTAGCTGAAGCGGTAGCTGGTTTACCACTGCACTTATATAAGTACACAGATACAGGTGGGAAGGAAAAAGCAATATCCCATACCTTATATTTTTTACTTCATGACGAACCAAATCCAGAGATGAGTTCATTTGTGTTTAGGGAAACATTAATGACTCATCTTTTATTATGGGGAAATGCGTATGCTCAGATCATTCGCAATGGAAAAGGGGAGGTTATTGCACTTTATCCACTTATGCCAAATAAAATGTCAGTCGAAAGAGATGCGAGAGGTAATCTGTATTATTTATACACAAAAACATTTGAGGAAATGAATGGGTCAGAGAAGACAACTGTTGCATTAAAAGCTGAAGACGTACTTCATATACCCGGACTTGGCTTTGATGGTTTAGTTGGATATTCACCAATTGCGATGGCTAAAAATGCAGTAGGTTTGGCAATGGCCACCGAAGAATATGGTGCAAAGTTTTTTGCTAATGGAGCGGCACCAGGTGGTGTCTTAGAACATCCAGGAACTATCAAGGACCCCCAAAGAGTAAAGGATAGTTGGAATAAAGCTTATCAAGGTTCAAGTAATGCCCATCGAGTTGCTGTATTAGAAGAAGGGATGAAGTATCAACAAATCGCAATTGCACCCGATCAAGCACAATTTCTAGAAACAAGAAAATTTCAGATTAACGAGATTGCTCGAATTTTCCGAGTGCCACCTCACATGGTAGGTGACTTGGAAAAGTCGAGCTTTTCTAATATAGAGCAACAATCGTTAGAATTCGTTAAATACACACTTGATCCATGGGTTATTCGATGGGAACAAGCAATTAGTCGTTCATTGTTTACTAAAAGTGAAAAGAAAGCGTACTTTGTGAAATTTAATGTGGATGGATTGCTTAGAGGTGATTATGCTTCACGAATGAGTGGCTATGCAACAGCGAGGCAAAATGGCTGGATGAGTGCTAATGACATTCGTGAACTTGAGAATTTAGACCGAATACCGGATGAACTTGGAGGAGATTTATATTTAATTAATGGGAATATGACAAAACTCCAAGACGCAGGTGTGTTTGCAAAGAAATATGAAAAGGAGGAAACCGAAGATGAAGAAGTTTTGGAACTGGACAAAGAATAATGAGACTGACAAACGAACCCTTCATTTATATGGGGCAATAGCAGAGGAGAGTTGGTTTGATGATGAAGTCACACCATCTGCCTTTAGGGATGAACTCGTGCAAGGCAAAGGTGATATCGAAGTTTGGATTAATTCTCCGGGGGGTGACTGTATTGCAGCTGCACAAATTTACAACATGTTAATGGAGTATCCAGGTGATGTCACTGTCAAAATTGACGGCATTGCCGCATCGGCAGCATCTGTGATTGCGATGGCAGGCACTGAAATTCAAATGTCACCAACGTCCCTAATGATGATTCATAATCCATTTACTGTTGCAATTGGTGATAGTGAAGAAATGAAAAAGACGGTGCATATGCTTGGTGAAGTAAAAGAAAGCATTATTAACGCTTATGAAATTAAAACAAGTTTATCAAGAAATAAACTATCGGAATTAATGGATGCTGAAACGTGGCTTAATGCACATAAAGCAATTGAACTAGGATTTGCGGATGCCATTATGTTCACAAATGGTAAAGATGAAAACCAACCTGAAAATAGTTTCGTTTTTAGTAGGCGAGCAGTTACAAATTCACTGTTAAACAAAATACAAAAACCACAAGTAAAACAATCAGTTGAGCCGCTTTATGAGCGGCTTAATTTATTGAAATATTAGGAGGAAATCAATATGAATAAAATTTTAGAATTACGAGAGAAGAGAGCAAAAGCATGGGAGGCAGCTAAGGCATTTTTAGATACAAAACGAGGAAGTGATGGTTTAGTATCAGCTGAAGATGCGCAGATGTACGATCGTATGGAAGAAGATATTATGAATCTAGGTAAAGAAATCCAACGATTAGAAAGGCAAGAAGCATTAGATGCAGAATTAAATCGTCCAATAAATACACCTATCATTGGAAATCCATCTGTTCCAGGAGTGGAAACAAAGAGTGGACGAGCTTCTGAAGGTTATACAAAGGCGTTCTGGAATGCGATGAGAAGTAAAAATCCAACACAAGAAATTATGGACTCACTATCAGTGGGAACAGATTCAGAAGGAGGATTTTTAGTTCCCGATGAATTTGAGCGTACACTTGTTCAAACGTTAGAAGAAGAAAATGTATTCCGTCAATTAGCAAAAGTAGTTAAGACATCGAGTGGTGACCGTAAGATTCCAGTTGTAACAACGAAAGGGTCTGCTGCATGGCTTGATGAGGGAGAAGAATTTGAAGAAAGTGACTCAGCATTTGGACAAACATCCATCGGAGCGTACAAGCTTGGTACAATGTTAAAGGTTTCAGATGAATTGTTAAATGATAGTGTGTTTAATTTAGAGAACTATATTTCAACTGAGTTTGCTCGAAGAATTGGTGCTAAAGAGGAAGAGGCATTTCTTGTAGGTAATGGCGAAGGAAAACCAACGGGAATCTTTAATGATACTGGCGGTGCTGAACTTGGAGTAACAGCAGCATCTACCACAGCTATTACTGCAGATGAGATTATTGATTTAGTGTTTTCTTTGAAGGCGCCTTATCGTAAAAATGCAGTATTCATTATGAATGATGCAACAGTAAAAGCAATTAGAAAATTAAAGGATGGCCAAGGACAATATTTATGGCAACCATCATTAACAGCGGGTACGCCAGATACTTTATTGAATCGTCCAATCTATACATCAGCTTATGCACCTACAATAGCGAGTGGAGTGAAGTCGATTGCTTTCGGTGATTTTGGTTACTACTGGATTGCGGATCGTCAAGGTCGTTCATTCAAACGATTAAACGAATTATTTGCAACGACAGGTCAAGTTGGTTTCTTAGCCAGTCAACGTGTCGATGGAAAGTTGATCTTGCCAGAAGCAATTAAAGTCTTACAACAAAAATAAATAAAGGAGTAGAATGCGATGGGGTATAACGCTAAGAATTATACGGAACAAGGCGGAGAAAAAACGGTTATTGGCGGGGAACTTGTTATTGAAGAAGGGGCGAAGGTCACTGGCCTTCCTTCTTCTTCAAATGAAAAAATGGCAAATCAATCTGATAGTACAGCAGAAACAATAGAAGACTTAGTTGCGGATTTTAATGCATTACTATCGAAATTAAAAACATCTGGTTATATGTCAGAAGAATAAAGGTGGCGAAAGTGATGACATTACTAGAAAAAGTAAAGGCTAATTTAATACTCCAACATGATAAAGATGATGCTTTAATAGAAATGTACATCACTGCCGCCATTTCTTATGCAGAGAGTTATCAACATATTAAAGAAGGCACATATTTAGATGAGAATATGCCCGCGACAACGGAACAAGCGGTTATCATGTTGGCATCACACTTTTACGAAAGTCGAGATGGCAGTACAGGTGGATTTTTCGCAGATAGCGCACTTGCTGGAGAGCAAGTTTGGAAAACAGTAAACTTATTACTACGGTTAGATAGAGATTGGAAGGTGTAGTGTATGAGTTTTGGTAAAATGCGTACATTTATCGATATCGTAACACGTGAAATTGTAAAAGATGAAGAGTCTTTCAGTGAAGAAACCGATAGAATCCTAGCATCTGTGACAGCTTATAAAGAAGAACGCTTCGGTAGTAAGACTTGGGCAAATAGGGCAGCCTTTTCTGAAGCGAATGCGTTATTTCGTTTTAGAAACATTCCCGATTTAACCATTAAACCGAAAATGTTTATTGTATGTGATGACGGACGGTATGAAGTAGTAAGTGTTGATAATGTAAAAAACAGAAATATGTATATCGAGGTTTTAGCAAAAAAGGTGGTGGCAGCAGATGGCTAAAGTTAATATTAAAATGCCAGAAGAATTCTTGATGAAGATATCTAGATTGGGAAGTAAGACAGATGAAATCGTTCCGAGGGTTCTAGAAGCAGGGGGAGAAGTGGTATTAGGTAAAATGAAGTCCAATTTAAGTTCGGTAATTGGAAAAGATACAAAACTGCCAAGTAGATCAACAGGTGAATTAGTATCTTCATTAGGAGTATCACCCGCCTTAGTTGACCGCAGGGGAAACCACAATGTTAAAGTAGGGTTTAATGAACCGCGTAAAGACGGGGTGAGCAATGCTAAATTAGGAAACATCATTGAATATGGGAAATCTGGACAACCTGCGAAGCCATTTTTAAAACCTGCAAGAAGAACATCAAGACAGCCATGTATGGATGCCATGATTAAAAAATTGGAAGAAGAAGTGGAAAGTATATGAGTGTACTAGCTGAAGTGACTCAAATTGCAGAACAATGTGGTATTCCAGTTGAAACGGGTATCTTTTCGGATACTGCTCCTGATTTATATATTGTCATTACACCAATTGTTGAGATGTTTGAATTACATGCGGACAATTTCCCGAAGTACGATGTTCAAGAAGTTAGAGTTTCATTGTTTTCAAAAAAGAATTATACATCAATAAAAAACACCTTAGTCCGTACTCTTTTGGGTGCGGACTTTGTTATTACGGATAGGCGATATATTGGTCACGAAGATGATACTGGATATCATCATTTAGCTATTGATGTAGCAAAATATTATGAATTTGAAATGGAGGAATGAAGTATGGCTACTATAGGTCTTGATCGGCTTTATTATGCAACAATAACAGAAGGAGAAAACGGTGATGAAACCTATGAAACTCCTACTCCTTTAGCAAAGGCGATTAGTGCTGAATTATCTGTTGAGTTAGCTGAAGCAACTTTATATGCAGATGACGGTGCGGCTGAAGTGATTAAAGAATTTCAAAGTGGAACATTATCGCTTGGTATTGATGATATCGGTGTGGCCGCAGCTAGTGATTTAACTGGGGCAACAATTGACGATAACCATGTACTGATATCCACAAGTGAGGATGGTGGAGATCCAGTTGCGATTGGTTTTAGGGCGAAAAAGGCAAATGGAAATTACCGATATTTTTGGTTGTACCGAGTGAAATTTGGTATTCCTGCAACAAACCTTGCGACAAAAGGGGATAGTATTACCTTCTCTACACCAACAATTGAAGGTACGGTTTTACGGAGAAACAAGCTTGATGGTCAAGGAAAACATCCATGGAAAGCGGAAGTTAGTGAAGGTGACGATGGTGTGAATCAAGAAATAATTACTGGTTGGTATAGTGAAGTGTATGAACCTGTTTTTGCTGCGGGGACTGAAGGATAAAAGGAGCGATCAATTATGACGAATGAAAGAAGTGCTAAGATTACGATTGGTGGTTTGGACTATGAATTAATCTTAACAACAAAAGCGACAAAAGAAATTGCTAAACGATATGGTGGTTTAGAAGATTTAGGTGAAAAGTTAATGAAGGCTGAGAACTTTGAAATGGCCTTAGATGAAATTGTCTGGCTCATCACCCTGCTCGCAAATCAAAGTATCCATATTCATAATCGATTAAATGAAGAAAAGAAGGAATTGTTAACAGAGGATGATGTGGAACTGTTAACATCACCTGTTGAAATGGCAACCTTTAAAGATGCTATTATGGAAGCAATGTTTAAAGGAACAAAACGACATATCGAATCGGAGGAAACCGATACAAAAAACGAAGTGGTCGAGTAAACGATGAAGAAATGTTTGCTCGACTTATTTATTATGGCGTGACACAGCTGAAAAGGACTGAAGAAGAAGTTTGGTTGATGCCTATCGGTCATTTACTTGATCAATGGGAGATCCACAAACAATTCACAGGTCTCACAAATCCTAAAAGAAATGTATCTATTGACGATGTTATCCCCACCGGAATATAAATTAAAAGAATACTGTGATATAATTCAGAATTAATAGGCTAACTGAAAAATAAGGTTTGTGAGGTGGGATACATTTGTTTGGTAAAGGGTTAAAGTATAGCAAAAGATGGTTTGAAAATGTCTCAGATGAGGAATTTTACAGTGAACGAGAACCAATACGTCAAGCATTTTGTCGTGGAGATGAAAGAGCAGAGAAGTTGTTGGATTTATTTAATAATGAAGAAATTCGTCGAATGAATGAAAAATATGAAAAGGAGAACCCTAACGCAAAACCAAGACATCGAGAGCATGGCTGGTACTTGTCTAATGATGACTAATCTTAATTTAATAAAGATGATATTGTTGAGAGATAAAGCATTTTTCTATAAAGTTTAAATTTAAAATTATATATAACAAGATGTTTAATGATTAAGGAGCAATCAATAGATTGTTCTTTTTTTATGTCTATTTTAGGAGGAGGTGGCAGTATGGCAGACAATTTTGGGCTTAAAATTGGTGTTGAAGGAGAACGTGAATTTAAGAAGTCGTTACGTGAGATAAATCAAAGCTTCAGAGTGTTAGGCTCAGAAATGAAATTAGTGACATCAGAATTCGATAGAAATGATAAATCTATTAAAGCAATAACCGCAAGAAATACAGTATTGAATAAAGAAATTGATACACAAAAGGAAAAAATATCAACGCTAGAAAAGGCCCTTGCCAATGCTGCTGAATCCTTTGGAGAAAATGATAGAAGAACACTGTCTTGGCAAACCCAGTTAAATAATGCGAATGCTGAATTAAATAATTTAGAACGTGAACTGAAGGACTCACAAGAAGAAGTAAAGAATCTTAATCGGGAAAAAGTAGAAAAACTAGTGAATGGTTTAAAAACAGCGGGTGAGATTGCGGGTAAAGTATTGGTAGCAGGTTTGAAAGCAGCGGCTGCGGCAATGGCTGCAATCGGAACAGGAGCAGTTGCATCAGGTAAGTTTATAAAGGACTCTTTAAATGTTTATGGCGAATATGAAGATGCCATGAAGCAAGTTCAGGCAACGATGGGACTAGCCGGTGAAGAAGGGGAAGAAGCCTTCAATAAATTATCTCAAGCAGCAAAAGATGCGGGAGCAAGTACACGTTTCTCAGCATCAGAATCAGCTGAGGCATTAAATTATCTTGCTTTAGCGGGATATGATACAGAACAGGCGATAGGAGCACTTCCAGGTGTGCTTACACTTGCTGCCGCGGGTGATATGGATTTAGCGAGAGCATCTGATTTAGTGACAGACTCGATGGCAGCTTTAGGCCTTGAAATTGCTGATATGGACATGTACATGGATAAAATGGCAAAGACATCACAAAAGTCCAACACAGATGTACAGCAATTAGGTGAAGGAATACTTGTTGCGGGAGCGACAATGAAAAATGCTGGGCAAGATTTAGATACTTTGAATGTGATGTTGGGAGTCCTAGCGAACCGCGGGATAAAAGGCGCAGAAGGCGGGACGAAGCTAAGAAACATCATTATGTCTTTAACTTCTCCCACATCGGCTGCTGCAAAAGAATTAGAAGGTCTGGGCATAAGCGTTACCGATTCATCTGGAAATATTCGTGATATGAACGATATATTTACAGATTTAAATAAAGAACTTGATGGATTGTCAGAAGCAGATAAAATGAACGCATTAAGTAATATTTTCAATAAACAAGACCTAGCGGGTGTGAATGCTTTATTATCTGGAACTGGCGATGAGATGAATAATCTATATAAGGAACTTGAAAATGCTGATGGTGCCGCACAGCAAATGTCAGACACGATGGAAAGTGGACTAGCGGGTTCTGTACGAAGTTTAAAATCAGCCTATGAAGGACTACAAATCGTTATCGGAGAACAGTTTGCAGAAATGGCCCAAGGGGCAGTTGGTGATGTGACAGAATTAGTTCGAGATATAACTGAAATATTAAATGATGGATTTCAAGAAGGTGATATTACCGCTATAGGCGAGAGAATATCATCTTTTTTAATTCAAGGAATTAATCGAATTACAGAGTATATCCCGGGTGCCATTGATATGATAGCCACAATGCTAACAGAGCTGGTGAATGTATTGGTAGAACTTTTGCCTACTTTACTGCCACCTTTATTAGAAGGTGCGATTGCTTTATTAACAGGAATTATTGAGGCGATTGTAGGGAATATCGAGCCGTTAGTTGAAATGGTCGTATATTTAGTAACAACTGTTGCGGAATTTATTATTGAAAATTTACCTATTTTAATTGAAGCGGCCATCCAAATTGTTATCGCATTAGCGAATGGGATAGCAGGTGCCTTGCCACAGCTAATTCCAGCGGTTATAGATGCAATCATTTTAATTGTAGATACGTTAATCAATAATTTAGGACAAATATTAAATGCGGCTCTTCGAATTATTATGGCTTTAGCTGAAGGTATTGTTGCAGCTTTACCTAGATTGATAGCTGCCTTACCACAAATAATAAATTCAATTATTAACTTTATTACCTCAAACTTACCGATGATTATCGATATGGGGATCCGTATCATTTTGCAATTAGTAGTAGGCATAATTAAAGCTATCCCTTCCCTGGTCGCTGCTTTACCACAAATTGTGATGGCATTAATTACGGGAATAGGAAAAGCAGCAATTGCAATTGTCGAAATCGGTCGAAATATTGTACGTGGTCTTTGGGATGGAATTGCCTCCATGGTTACTTGGATCAAAGATAAAATCAGTAATTTTGTAGGTGGAATTGTAAGTGGAGTAAAAGGTTTACTTGGTATTAAATCTCCATCAACTGTATTTGCTGGTATTGGTGATGATATGGCTCAAGGTTTAGGGGTTGGTTTTGATAAGGCAATGAGTCAAGTATCTGAAGATATTCAAGATGCAGTTCCGACAGACTTCGACATTCAATCAAACGTGAATGTTGGGGCAAATGGTATCGCAACGAGTCAAGATGGCTATGGTTCCTTAATTACAATCCAACAAATGATTGTCAGAAGTGAAGATGATATTAGAAAAGTTTCACAAGAATTATATAACTTAATTCAAACAGGGTCTCGAGCACAAGGAAGGTTCGTGCCAAGTTAGAAAGGAGTGGGATAATTGGGGTTTACATTTGATGGAGTTCATTCAAAAAACATGAAAATCACCGCAAGAATTGTTAGTTGGCAAGTTTCTCCCGCTCCAAGAAATGCATTTGAAGTTATACCTGGTCGAATGGGAATTGCCGATCTAGGTTCAGATACATCAGAAAAATATATCAAAGTGATTTGTAATATTTTTCCTCAGCATTCATTTACCGAAGTAATTCATCTATTGGATGATGTAGCTGAATGGTTAAACCCTAATTTAGGATTAAAACAATTAGTGCTAGACGATATTCCAAACAGATATTTTTTAGCACGTTTAGTAGAAGAAGTTGATTGTGAGCGAATTTTAAGAAGTGCAGGTTCATTTGAACTGACATTTGTATGTCCAGATCCTTATGGATATGCGATTACAGATGAGCAATTTACCATTAATTCTACTGGTAGCCATGTAGTTGATAGGGAGTTAGGCAATATAGAATCTTTCCCGATATATCGAATGAAAGGAAATATCAGTAGTTCAAGTTCAACATTTTTAACGGTTACCACAAATGGTGAAAGTTTAAAAGTTAATGGACCATTATCATCAAATGAAATATTAATCGTTGATAGTGGATTACTAACTGCAAAAATAACAGATACAAGTGGAAATACGGTTCGGAATGGTTTATCTGTTTTAGATGAGTTAAATTTTCCAGTTTTATATCCTGGTAGTAATGAAATAAAAGTAAATGGTACAGGAGCAGCATTTACGGAACTTCACATATTAAGTCAAAGTAGATGGAGGTGATTCTATTATGGCGATTAAATCGGTTGTAACAACTCAAACAGATTTTACTGGTGAGTTTCCGATTCATGATGAAACAGTTGCATTATGGCGTTTTAATGAATCACAACCAAATGAAAGTCAGCTGATAGATAGTGGCACAAATAATCATCATTTTACTATATCAAATTGGTCTGGAACATCTGCCAGTTTAGTGGCAGGGAAGTTTGGGCGATTTTTCAGACAGAATATTGTCAATCCAACAAGTGAAAAGACGTATCTCACCGCTACCAATGATGGTAGCTTTTTTACTGATTTAGGGGAGAAAATTGTTGTCGGTGGCTGGATAAATCCAACAACCTATTCAATCGGTCAAACATTTATTCCTATATTTAGTACAAGAAATGGACCAGGACAACCAATTTTCTATATATCTTTATATCAAGGTAGACTACGATTAATGCTTTATAACAACGCGGGGACATTAATTTATGATACATCCGAGACACCAAGTATTAGCTTTGTAAATAATGGTTGGTATTTTATCACAACAATCATAAATAGGACTGATAAAACAATTCAAAACTTTATCGGTGATAGGTCGAATGGGGCGACTTGGCAATCACTTGTAAGAAATTATACAGGTGTATTGAATGAAGAATGTACCGCTGACATTGTCATGGGTATGTTACAAGATACGTATTACTATGCTGGTGGTTTTGATGATTGGTTTTTTGAGAAAGATTCAAAGTTAACAATGGAAGATATACACTTACATTTTAAATCTTCTATTCAAGCAAATGGTGCAGATAGTGCATCCCAAGTAGATGCATTAACGGAACCTGGTGCTGTTATTTTAAAGCAAGAAGATAACAAGTATCCAAGTAGTGGTGTACTCTATACAGTGCCTAAAAAGTGTAGTTTAGGTGGCAACGGTAGAGTTTCAGTAACTAGTGAATATATTGTTGGAACAACTGCGATTAGTTTAGTAGAAACATCCACATCAGATGACCTAGAGGATTGGACTTCGTGGCAAACAATTGGACCAACAGGTGAATTAATTTCACCTAATAGAGCTTATATCCGCTATCGCATTACTTTAACGACAGAAGATGAAACGAAAACACCGAAACTAATAGAAGTTATATTGCATGATATACCAAAACCCGCCTATGAAAAGCTTGGATTTGCTAGGCCTGTCGTTTTGGATAGTAATGGGGCCTGGGATGCAGTTTTAGAAAATGCGTTTGATGTCATTGTTACAAGTGAAATTAATGGTGCTGACATCTTAGAGTTTAAGATTCCTTTTCATGATTTAAAAAGGGAAAGTATTGAAAACGAAAAACAAATTCAAATCGTAGACGATGTGTATCGCATACGAACGATAACGGATGAAAAAAGTCAAGAAGGTAATATCATCACTCACGTATATGCAGAAGCAGATTTTTATGACTTAGCTTTTAGTACGGACAAACAGCCTATTGAATTTAATGCAGATATTGCTGATGTCCCGATGAAATATGCGTTAGAAGGAACGGAGTGGTCTGTTGGAAATGTGAATGTAACTACAAAGCGGACGTGGGAATCAGAGGAGAAAAATGCATTATCTATATTACGAGAAGTGCAAAATATCCATGGTGGAGATTTAATTTTTGATAGTGCGAATCGTTTAGTTCATTTACTGACATTTGGCGGTAAAGATAGTGGTGCGTTATTTAGCTATAGAAAGAATATGAAAAGTATTCAAAGAACAGTGGATACAAGAAGTTTAGTGACAAGATTATACGCATACGGTAAAGATGGCATGACATTTTCATCTATCAATAATAACAAAGCATATGTAGAAGATTATAGTTTTACATCGGAAGTTCGAATTGCAACACTTGATGCCTCATCATTTAGCAATCCTTATCAAATGTTAGAGTTTGCAAATATGAGGTTAGGTCAATACGCAAAGCCAAGAGTGTCTTATGTTTTAACTGCTATGGACTTATCCGTACTAACAGGTTATGAACATGAAGAGTGGGATCTAGGAGATATTGTTACGGTAAACGATAAAGAATTAAAATTACAAGTAAAAACTCGTATTGTGCGTAGACAATATAATTTACAAGAACCATGGAAAACAGTGATTGAATTATCGACAAAATTAAAAGAATTAGGTGATTCATCAGCTCAGTGGGATAAAGCTGCGGACATGCTACACGATACTGATGTGCTTGATAGGCAGGAAATAAAAGACTTAGTACCGTTTAACCATTTAAGAAACTCCAGAGCAGATGATGGATTTACGTATTGGGTGAATTCTGGTTTTACAGTTGACCCTAACAATGGTGCAAGCGGAGATGCATCCTTTAAAGCAGAAGGTATTTTGGGAATGACGAAATCTATGTATCAAACTGTATATCCAGCAAATCGAAAGAATTATACTATATCCGCACAAATTGGTTCTGAAAATTTAGAGAAAGGACCAAATGGGCAAGTAGGGATTGAAGTGGAAATTGAATACGAAGATGGCTCGATTGAAAAGCGAATCATTGATCTATATTAGAGGTGTTGGCAATGGTGTTTTTAACTCAAACTGCACATGGAATAAATCCTAAAGGTTCAGAAAAAATTAGAAGAATCACAATCCGTTTATTTGTAAGAGATTGTACTGGAGCTGTATATTTTACGGATCTTCTATTACAAGGTGGCTCAATCGCTACTGGGTGGGTTGGGCATGTATCAGAAATAAAGTGGACACTTGATGGTTAGGTGATTTGAATGGCGATACAGTTTACTCGATTTAGTGAAACAATACGTGTGAAAGAAGATAAAAGAGTTGTGAATATAACTGTAAAATTGTTCGTTACAGACTGTACGGGGACGATTTATTATACAGATATACAACTTCAAGAAGGCGATAAGCTAACAGGATATGTCTTAAACACAGAAACTTCACTTGAAAAATATAGAGAAGAAAACGGGGGTGTCCCAGTTCGTTTTTATAATGGAGTGGTTAGAAGTAAAGAAACGGTTGTGATATTTAATCTAGGTACAACTGCAACTGGACTAGATTGTCATATTACACCACTACAGGCTATGAAAGCGGGAAGTATCAAACTTTCACAAGGGTATGGATCGCACCGTATGAAATTTAAAGCTGCCGCAAATTCGGATGATACATTTTCATTATTGGCTTCCACTAGACAAGTATTGCGAAATCAAAGTAAAACAGAGAAAGAAGGGTTCTATCAATATACTGCAGCGTCTGATAGTAAACATATTGTAGAACTTGAGAAAGGAAAAGCAGCACGAGTTTTATTTGAATTCCAGGAGATGCAAGAAGGGAGTGGTAAACAATGAGTCAATATCTAGAAGGCAAAAAGACAATGGTGTGGAGTTTCATGGGGAATGCCAGAATGTATGAAGCATTAAATAAATATGGTGATAGGCTTGATACGGTTGGTATATTTACATTTGAGGTAGATATTACAGGTACTATTAAAGAAACAGGGACAAGTATATCGAGCATGATGCCGTATATAAATAAATGGCCTCATATAAAGTGGCTGCTAACAATCATGAATCATGGAACGGCATCTATATTTACAGCAATCAGAAATAACACAAATGGTGCAAAGGATAAGTTTTTATCTGAAATCGTTCGAATCATGAATAAGTATCCATGGTGTGATGGTGTTGATATTGATTTGGAACGTGGTGGTGGTTATGAAAATAAAGATGCTGCGAACCTCCTGTTTAAAGATATCTATCAAACTGTCAAACAACATGACTCATCAAAACTAGTCAATATCTGCTTACCTGGAATGACAGGGGTTCAAGGTTCTGTTGGTGGAGAAAACTGGTGTGTTTATGAAGACTTAGATCCTTATTGTGATACGGCTGCGATTATGAGTTATGGGATGGCTTGGGCGGGTTCCGCTCCTGGTCCTGTTTCCCCGCGAGATTGGTTGGAAGGTATTTATAATTATGCAACAAGCGTCATGTCTCCAAAGAAGATATTCTTAGGTCTTCCAGGTTACGGTTGGAACTGGCGAATTGATGATACTCCTCAGAATTTAAATAGGGTTTATCGTGGTACGTCCAACACCTATTATGCTGCACAACTTTGGATGACAGGTGGTTATAACTTTACAAATGATGCACCACCGCAACCGATGATTCCTATCATTGCTTATTGGGATGATTACGATAAAGTCCCATGGGCATTGCCACATGTCTATGATTACATGGAAGGTCCAGATGCAGTTACGAGAACCAATCCATTAATTGCAGAAGATTATAACCGAAGAAGTTTTTTAACAGCGTATAGTAAACAACAAAAGACGGAGTTTGGAAATATATTTATTGATCGTCTAGGAAGTAACTATGATAGTCATGCGGGAATTGTATCTGATTCTTCTCAGATGGTTACTCTTGGGGAAAACGGTGAAACAACATACAATTTCACTTTGCAATTTAGTGGAACTTATGACATTGCAGTAAGGATTGGTTTTCCTTTTTGGGATAAAAATACGATTAAAATATCAATTGATAATGATGAAACAACCTTTAAGGAAAGTAGACTATGGTGGCCTTATTGGAGAACGACTTGCTGGTTAACATTAAAGAAGAATATATCCTTATCAGCAGGTACACATACCATTAAAGTTAAAGCAGGAATTCCTGGTGTTCAGTTTTATGGTTTTAGGGTCTGCTCTGACTTCAGGCAATCATCTAGCGCGGGTAAAGCGGAATTTTTACTTGCCCCGCGAAAATTTAAAGGGGTAAATGGTCAAATGGTAGAACCTGACCGGGCATTTAAATTAACGACCGAAGTATTGAGAAGAAAACCAGACTCAGCCCTTATTTGGTACGAAGACTTCAGGGATGAAAATCCGCTACCTAGCAATTATTGGACAACCCTAAGCGGTGAATGGGAAGTATGGAAAAAAGATGATTTTAACAATCCACGTCCTTATGCACAGCTTGATGGAAAAGGTGAATTGACATGGAGATATTCAGATTTTAAAGATATACACATTAGAGCAAGAATTGGATTCCCACAAAACGGAAGTGGGAGAGCAGGAGTTTTTTGTGGAGATTTGTTTTGCTGTTTAAATTATACTTCTCAACGTCTAGAGTTGTATAAAAGTAATTCATTACTGGGTAGTTATAATGTTCAAATTGAACGAACATCAAACGCTAATTTACGAACTGCTCCTAATCTGTACACGATTGAAATGCGAATTCGTAATAATTCTGTCAGGGTGTATTCCGGGGCAGCAAACACATTCAGATTTAAAGTGGATATAAATGATTTCAGTGGAGGCTATGCAGGAATTCGTTCAGATAACCGCATGATATCTGACTTACTCCGTTTAGGAGATGCATGGACATACGAACCATATGAAAGTGTAGATATAACTTTTCCAAATGGAAACACAGTAGAATTTGGAAGAATACCAAGAACAGGAGTTACCTGGGATAATGAGTTCCAAGTCTTTAAAGTAAATAATGATGTAGAAGAAATAAGCACAAGAAATGATGATATATCAATGGATTATGATTTCTTCCACTCACAAGAATTACCACTAATTGCGGGAAATGATTATACCGTCAAAATAAAACCAAAGGATATTAATCTTTGGATATCACGATTATTTCTAGGAGATGCCGATGGTTTTTCGATTCTTTATTATCAAGATGTCGATAGTCTGGTTTATTGGGCAAATGAAGCGGCTTACCGATGGAAATTACGAGGGATTGCCATTTGGTCATTAGGGCAGGAAGATATGCGAGTGTGGGAAGCATTACCCAAACAAATATGAATAATTCAAGGGTGTCTACAAAATGTGGACACCCTTTTTATATAGATGTTTTTAAAATTGAAGGGGGAAATATTCAATGAAGGACGTATGGAACTGGATACAAATCATCGTTACAGCACTAGGTGGATTTATTGGTTGGTTTTTAGGAGGGCTAGATGGCTTTTTGTATGCCTTGATCATATTGGTTGTTGCTGATTATATCACTGGAATTATGTGTGCAATTGTTGATAAGGAACTATCAAGTGAGATTGGTTACCGAGGGATATTTAAGAAGGTATTAATTTTTATACTGGTAGGTGTCGGGCATATGATTGACACACATTTAATAGGAGATGGCAGTGTTCTTAGAACAGCAGTCATCTTTTTTTATTGTTCAAATGAAGGAATTTCTATGCTAGAAAATGCTTCACGCTTGGGTTTACCAATACCTGAGAAGTTGAAAAATGCACTTGCTCAGTTACACAATAAAGGAGGAAATGAATCATGAATTTAAAGAAGTTGTATTTAACGAAGAATGAATGTTACAAAGCTGGAAGGAAAATCACACCGAAGGGAATTATGGTTCATAGCACAGGGGCAAACAATCCGAATTTAAAACGTTACGTTGGCCCAGATGATGGTTTGTTAGGAAAGAATCAATACAACAATCATTGGAATCAGCCACGACCAGATGGCAGACAAGTATGTGTTCATGCTTTTATCGGAAAGTTAAAAGATGGATCGATTGCCACTTACCAAACGTTACCCTGGAATCACCGCGGATGGCATGCGGGAGGTGATGCAAACAACACACATATTGGTTTTGAAATCTGTGAAGATAATTTAACAGATAGAACTTACTTTAATAAGGTTTATAAAGAAGCGGTTGAACTTGCTGCTTATCTTTGTAAACAATACAAGTTAACCGAGAAAAATATTATCGGTCATTATGAAGGCTATCAAAAGAAAATTGCGAGTAACCATGGGGATCCACGTCATTGGTTTTCAAAGCATGGTAAGTCAATGGATACGTTTCGGGCAGATGTGAAGAAGGAATTAGCGAAAGGTACGTCAACGTCTAAGCCATCAACTGGCGGTAAGAAATTATATCGTGTTCAGATTGGTGCGTATAGTGTTAAAAAGAATGCAGATAAGCAGTTAGAAAAAGCAAAGAAAGCAGGCTTTAAAGATGCATTTGTGAAGTATGAATAAATTAGCAACTCCTCTAATTAATTAAGTAATTAGAGGAGCGTTTATTTTATGATTTAGGGAAATGTTAGAGACCATTCGTCCCATATATGATTACTGAATCCTCGTTGTGAAATTTGACCTCTTAAATTTTCAGAAAATACTGCATTAAAATCCCAATGTTGTTGAATGCCTTGGCCACTTCCAGTTAAATTCATAGTATTAAAATACTTTGACAAACTTTGTGTATATTGATTATGCCAACCAAGTTTAAGGTATAAGGAAGAAATTAGTGTTCCTATAGGAGAAAAATAATCATTGTCATTATTTAAATATGAAAATTGATTATAAGATGTCATTGTTGTTTCTCTAAAGCCATAAATTTCTTCTGCATTATCAATTCCATTTAGAGGGCCCATATATGCCGTCTTGAAGGCTGTCCAACAAGCTAAATCAGCTACGCATAAAATATCAAGCATTTCTCTAGGGTGTTCGGTAATTTCTGTCCCAAACCTTTCTAAATTATTTTCAACATTTTGATTTGGATTGGATGTATCTGAATTCCATGAGTGAGAATGTGCTAACAGACCATATATGATTGGACGATTCAATTCTTGATAAGGAGTTGAATTAGAATTTGTTTTTTGTAATTTACTAAGAAACTTAGCAGTGTTAATTGCATCTTTAATATGTTCGGATCTAAGAGTAAGTTTACATTCAAAGGCAGCTAGAACTCCACCAGATAGGTATAACTTTTTATCAATTAATTTTCGTGGGTATTCTGGATTTAAAACTAAAACATCAATTTGTGGGCTAGCGTCTCCTTCTTCATTGATTATTCTTCCTTTTGTAACGACTTGTAAATTAGCAGGAAGCCAATCTCTGAGAAGCGTAGCCCAATTTTCTTCTCCTTGATCTCCAGCGGTTCCAGGATCCTCTTTAGTTCGCTTTTGTATTCGTATGTATTCGTCTTTCATTTCTCTCATTGTACTCTTAATAAAATCATATAAATCATTTCTCTTCAAAATTCATATGCTCCTTTCAAGATTTCTAAAATTCAATAAGGTGGGTTAGTAAACCTCATAGTCTGTTAGCGTCAAGTGTAAAATTAATTTAAGTTGATGTCAGTGGCAGTTGGATCGCTTATAGGGTTTAGTAGCATCAACATTTCTAATCCAGTCATATTTGGTAACATTTTAAGAAAATCATCAAAATGTTCCCTAGTAGCAAAAGAAAATGATGCCAACTCCTGTATGGGTTCAAACGAACCAGAATCTTTGTTAAGTAGTAGCTGATAGATCCGCATGATATGTACTGAATCTTGGAAATGGGATAGAACAGCGATTCCGACTTCGTTTGAATTAGTCGGAAAAAATGTATCCTCTATTTCCATATCATCTAACATTTCATTAGGGAAAATAACGCTTTTTGAAGTCTCCATAAAATCACCTCACTTTATTTAAAACTCATAAATTATTGCAATATTCCGTTTTTATGTATAGCTAATATTATATCATGTTTAAATCTATTGGTAATTTTATTTAATAAATAGGGGTTCGAATCCTCATTATTTTTCGCATATAGGTAGAAGACTATTTAGGAGGAGAACCATATGCGAATGACACAACTCTTATTTGAAAATCAAATACCAAACCACAAACCATCTAAGCCAACTAAAGACCAACTTCAAAATGAACTTCATTTCCACCTTGCTGAAAAAATGCTTGTGAAACTACGTGAAAAAGAACTTATTTCACAAGAAGAATTCAATCAAATAAGCAAATTAAATCGTCAAAAATTCAATCCTTTATTAGGTCCTTTAATGTGCGATAAACCTTGATATAACAGTGTTTTAACGCTAATGTATCACGTACCAGAAGGGAGGTCCTAGTGGATGAGAAGGATAACAACACTTGATGTGAGAACATCTTCAGAGACAAAACCGAAACAAAAGGTTGCTGCCTATATACGTGTATCAACATCAAATGAGGATCAACTTATTAGTTTAGAAGCACAAAGACGACACTACAAAACTTTGATTGAAAATAATGATGAATGGCAGCTCGTTGATATTTATAGTGATGAAGGTATCACAGGGACGAAAAAGGATAGACGACCTGAACTGCTTCGCTTAATATCTGACTGTGAAAAAGGAAAGATTGATTTCATTTTAACGAAATCAATTAGTCGGTTTGCGAGAAACACAATTGACTGCTTGGAGTTAGTCAGAAAATTGATGGATTTAGGTGTACACATTTATTTTGAAAAAGAAAACATCAATACAAATTTGATGGAAAGTGAACTTATGCTTTCAATCTTAAGTAGTCTAGCAGAAAATGAATCAGTGTCACTTTCCGAAAATAGTAAATGGTCGATTAGACAAAGATTTAAACGAGGGACTTACAAGTTATCGTACCCGCCATACGGTTACGATTATATCAATGAAATGGTGGTTGTAAATGAAGAACAAGCACCAGTAGTCAGGCGGATATTTAATAGTGTGCTTAAAGGAATGGGAACAGAACGAATTGCCATGCAGTTAAATGAAGAAGGAATTCCAACAAAGCGAAACGGCAATTGGACAGGGTCTACGATACGTGGAATTGTTAAGAACGAAAAATACACGGGAGATGTGCTGCTTCAAAAAACTTTTACAGATGAACATTTTAATCGAAAGGTTAATCAAGGTGAACTTGATCAATACCTAATTGAAAATCACCATGAAGCCATCATCACACATGCTGAATTTGAAGCGGCTAATCAAATGCTAGAATACCAAGCTAGTCAAAAGAATGTAGCTGCTGGAAGTCGGAAGTATTTAAACCGCTATCCTTTTTCAGGAAAGATTGAATGTGCAGAATGTGGCGATACATTTAAAAGAAGAATACACACTTCCACGCATAGTAAATATATTGCCTGGTGCTGTTCTACACATATTAAAAACAAAAATGAGTGTTCGATGCTATTTATAAGGGAAGAACGTATTCATCAGGCATTTATTACGATGATGAACAAACTTATATTTGCTCGTAAAGAAATACTGCATCCGCTATTTGAAACAGTGAAAAATGGCTTTAAACAAGATACAGAGGAGCAACTCGATCACATTGAACTACAGTTGACCGAAGGCTATGCAAAGAGTCAAATGTTGAAAAAGCTAATGGATGATAAGTTTTTAGAACAGAAATTGTATGAAGAACAACGGGCGAAGATGGACAAGCAAATTAATGAGTTGTTGGAGGATAAAGAACGGTTGCTACGACTTATTCGCAACGAAGAAGAACAAGTCTACGAACTGAAAAGACTGATGAGTTTCACCGATAAACAACAGGAAGTTGCATCATTTGAAGAGACGATATTTAACGAATATATTGAAAAGGTTTATATACACTCGTCAACAAAAATAGGTTTTTTATTAAAAAGTGGCTTGTTGCTAAAGGAAGAGGTGAATAGGTGATGGCACATACACCATTTGGCTATCAAATTGAAAACGGTAAAGTAGTCATAAATAAAGAAGAGCTGAAACAACTGCAGCATCTTTTTCAAGCGTATTTATCAGGATTGTCATTAGCAAATGCCGCTAAGGAAGCGGAAATAAAGCGAAATCATGGCGGTATTACCCGAATATTAACGGATGAAAGATACTTAGGAACGGATATTTTTCCTACCTTAATATCAAAAGAATTATTTGAAAAAGTGAAGATAGAAAGATATAAACGGGCAAAAAAATTAGGAAGACTAAATAAAAAACAAGAAGAAACCCCGTTTGAAATTCCCACATTCACTTTACCATCTATCGATATCAAACATGACAACCCATATAAACAAGCAGAATATGTTTACAGTTTAATAGAAAGTGTGGTGACTTAGATTATGGGAAATTCAAGAAATGTTACAGTTATTCCTGCAAGATCTAGAAGAACAAGGGAAGTAAGTGATAAGCAAAAGTTGAGAGTAGCTGCTTACTGTCGTGTTTCAACGGATAGTGAGGAGCAGGCTTCAAGTTATGAAATTCAGATTGAACATTATACAAACTATATTAAGAAAAACAAGGAATGGGAATTGGCAGGGATTTTTGCGGATGATGGTATCACAGGTACAAATACCAAAAAGCGTGAAGAGTTCAACCGCATGATTGAGGAATGTATGGCAGGAAAAATAGACATGATCATTACAAAATCCATCAGCCGATTTGCCAGAAACACGTTAGACTGCCTTAAATACATCCGTCAGTTAAAAGATAAAAACATCGCTGTATTCTTTGAAAAAGAAAATATCAACACCATGGATTCCAAGGGTGAAATTATGCTGACTATTATGGCTTCCCTTGCCCAACAGGAAAGCCAATCCTTAAGTCAGAACGTTAAGCTGGGCATTCAGTATCGATATCAACAAGGTGAAGTCCAGGTCAACCATAAGCGTTTCCTTGGATACACCAAGGATGAAAACAAGCAACTAGTCATCGACCCCGAGGGTGCAGAGGTTGTTAAACGGATTTATAGAGAGTACCTTGAAGGAGCTAGTCTTTTACAAATATCAAGAGGACTAGAAGCAGACGGTATTCTTACAGCGGCAGGCAAAGCCAAATGGAGACCAGAAACACTAAAAAAGATATTGCAGAATGAAAAGTACATCGGTGATGCCCTTCTACAAAAGACATATACGGTTGATTTCCTTTCTAAAAAGCGGGTCAAGAATAACGGCATCGTTCCCCAGTATTATGTAGAAAACAGCCATGAGCCGATTATTCCAAGGGAGCTTTTTATGCAAGTTCAAGAAGAGATGGTTCGAAGAGCAAATCTTCGTGGCCGCAAAGGCGGTAAAAAGCGAGTCTATAGCAGCAAGTATGCTTTATCGAGTATTGTTTACTGCGGACACTGCGGCGATATTTACCGACGGGTACATTGGAATAACAGAGGCTACAAGTCTATTGTTTGGAGATGTGTTAGCCGATTGGAGGAAAAAGGGTCTGAATGCACTGCTCCTACCATAAACGAGGAAACATTGCAGACAGCAGTGGTCAAGGCTATTAACGAGCTTTTGGCTAACAAAGAACCCTTCCTCTCAACCTTGCAGAAAAACATAGCTACTGTATTTAATGAAGAAAATGATAATGCCACCGATGATATTGAAGGCAAATTGGAAGAATTACAACAACAGCTTCTTATACAAGCAAAGTCCAAGAATGACTATGAAGATGTGGCTGATGAAATTTACCGCCTTCGAGAATTGAAGCAAAATGCACTTGCAGAGAATGCAGAGCGTGAAGGAAAAAGGCAACGAATCGCTGAAATGACTGATTTCTTAAATGAACAATCCTGCGAGTTGGAGGAATATGATGAGCAATTAGTAAGGCGGCTTATTGAAAAAGTTACGGTATTTGATGATAAGCTCACTGTTGAATTTAAATCAGGTGTTGAAATAGATATTGAGATATAGGATATCAGAAATGGCGACCAATTGAGAGGTGTTACTTCCTTGATTGGTGGCTTTTCTTATTTACGGATTGACTTTGACTGTGAATATACGTATAATAATATCAACAATGTTGTTGATATTATTATTAATAAGGAGTGGACAACATGATTGATGTAAATGAGCTATTGGAAGAAGCTATTAGAGAAACTGAAAATCTAAATGATGGCGAAGTTTTTCTTGTTAAAGATTTATTCAAGGGATATGTGTGGAATAGGATACCCAGAAAGGATCGACTTCTGCTTGGAACGTTATTTTTAAACCATGTTAGCAAAATGAATGGTAATTTAAAGGCTATTGAAAAGACTTCATCTAATCAGCAGAGGTATAAAAAGACAATTGATAAGTTTTAACTATCTTTTGTGAAATTAAAAAAATTATAAATATGTTGAGTAGAAGCAAAAGATTTGGCTTGGAATTTTTACAGCAGTGAATCGATAAAAGGAGCATGCTTGATGGTAGATAATATTATTAAATCAGTAGCAGAGAAATTATCCTCTCTGTCTTATATAGAAGGTATTGTTTTAGGTGGTTCACGTGCAAGGGGCACCCATACAGAGGATTCGGATATAGATATCGGCATCTATTACAATTCAGAATCATTTGACATAAATACTATTAATCAATTCGCTACAAAGCTGGATGATGAGCATAGAAATAACCTTGTTGTACCTCCCGGAGCATGGGGTGATTGGATTAATGGCGGCGGATGGTTAGTCATAAACGGGTATCATGTGGATTTAATTTTACGTGATATTAAACGTGTGGAACAAATAATGAAAGATACAGAGCACGGAATTGTTACTGCCAATTATCAGACTGGGCATCCCCATGGTTATATTAGTGCAATGTATCGAGGAGAATTAGCGATTAGCAAAATACTATATGCTAAGAATGAAAGCTTATGCGAATTAAAAAAACAGGCAGAAACTTATCCCAATGCTTTGCAGAAAAGTTTAGTTAACTTTTTTATGTTTGAAGCAGGGTTCTCTTTAATGTTTGTAAAAGCAAATTCGGGAACAGACGATAAATATTATATTGCGGGTCATGTTTTTCGTATAGTTTCATGTTTAAATCAAGTGTTATTTGCATGTAATAATGCTTATTGTATCAACGAAAAGAAAGCTATAAAACTGCTTGAAACTTTTGAACATAAACCTGAAAAATATACCGAGAAGGTAAATCATATTTTTGAAGTACTCGGTATCTCACTTTTTGAATGCTACGACATGACCGAGAAGCTTTATAATGAAGTGAATGAAATTGTATCGGAGATAAATAACTTTTTAAACGAGGAGAGTTCAGATGAAAGAAAACAAATATGATGATAATATATTTTTTCAAAAATACAGTCAAATGAGTCGCTCGCAGAAAGGACTGGCTGGGGCGGGAGAATGGGAGACTTTGAAAAAGATGCTACCTGATTTTAAGGGTAAGCGTGTGCTTGATTTAGGATGCGGCTATGGATGGCACTGTATATATGCGATGGAAAACGGTGCTTCCTCTGTAGTAGGTGTTGATATTTCTCATAAAATGCTCGAAGTAGCAAAAGGAAAAACCCATTTTCCACAGATTGAATATGAATGCTGTGCCATAGAAGATGTGGATTTCCCAGAGGAGAGCTTTGAT